TTTGTAGACGCAGAGTGCCACGCAACTCCCGGTAGGGAATGTGGTTCTGATTCTAAGAGAGTAGTTAGCGCACCTACCATGAAGTTAGAAGGCTGGACAGGCTCTTTTCCGACAGCTTATGACTCATGGGAACGCAAGCGATCTGAAAAGCTCGCCCAAGAAAGAAAGCAGAACTCATAAGTCATTAACGACCGAGTTTATTTTAAATAGTGTCCTAGAACCATACATCTTATACGTGTGGCAGGAAAAGGAATTAGTATATGTTAGTAGATGATAACGAAGATAGTACTGTAGGTGAACTCGACGTAGTTGAACAAATCACCGCACCGCCCAAGATTGAAGAAGATCACGTAGTTGAAGACACAATCCCTGAGAAATACAAGGGGAAGTCCTCACAAGAGATCATTCGGATGCACCAAGAGGCTGAAAAGCTCATTGGTAAACAGGCACAAGAAGTTGGTGAGGTTCGTAAACTTGCTGATGAATTGTTGAAACAAAGTCTATCGAGTAAAACTGCTACACCTACTGAAGTAGAGCCTGAAATTGACTTCTTTGAAGATCCTCAGAAGGCAATTCGTAATTCTATTGACAAGCATCCAGATGTTCTCGCTGCACGACAAAGTGCTCAGGAATTCAAGAAGATGCAGATTCAACAGAAGCTAAGTCAAGAACATCCTGACTTCGGTGCTATTGTTCAAGATCCTGAGTTTGCGGAGTGGGTAAAACAATCTCCCGTTCGCACTCAGTTGTACGCTAGAGCCGATGCTGAGTTTGATTATGACAGCGCAAATGAATTGTTGTCTACCTTTAAGCAACTTAAACAAGTTAAGACGCAGCAGGTAGCGACCAAAGGTAAAGAGACCTTAAAGCAGAACTTAAAAGCTGCTACTGTCGATACTGGTGGTACTGGTGAATCATCGAAGAGAGTTTATCGTCGGGCCGACCTTATTCGGCTGCGAATGAGTGATCCGGATCGTTATGAAGCGTTAGAGCCTGAAATCATGCAAGCCTACGCTGATGGACGTGTCCGGTAATTTAATTTAATTTGTATATCTTTATCTAGGAGTATTTAAAATGGGTCTCGGAACATCACATGTAACCACCACAACAGCTAATACGTTCATCCCCGAAATTTGGAGTGATGAAATTGTAGCTGCTTATAAGAAAAACTTGGTTGCTGCTAACCTCGTTAAGAAAATGAGCTTCAAAGGCAAGAAAGGTGACACCGTTCACATTCCTAGCCCTACCCGTGGTTCTGCTTCTGCTAAGGCTGCTTCTACTCAAGTGACTCTGATCGCTGCTACAGAGACAGAAGTTAACGTGTCTATCAATAAGCACTATGAATATAGCCGCATGATCGAAGACATCGTTGAAGCTCAGGCTCTGTCTAGCTTGCGTTCGTTCTACACTGATGACGCTGGTTACGCTTTGGCTAAACAAGTTGACACTGACTTGATCCGTTTGGGTCGTTTGTCTCAAGGCGGTACAGGTGCTCGTTATTCTGGCGCTTTCATCGGCTCTGACGGTACTACCGCTTATAGCTACACCACTGACAACCAAGCTGCTTTGACTGACGCTGCAATTCGTCGTTCTATCCAGCGTTTGGATGACTCTGATGTGCCTATGGACGGTCGTTTCTTCATCGTTCCTCCAGCAAGCCGTAACACTTTGATGGGCTTGGCTCGTTTCACTGAACAAGCTTTCGTGGGCGAACAAGGTGGTTCTAACACCATCCGTAACGGTGAAATCGGTGACGTGTATGGCGTTAAAGTGTACGTGTCTACTAACTGCGACACAGCTAACGATGCTGAAGACGGTTCGGGTACAGCTCAAGCTGCTCGTATCGCTCTGATGGCTCACAAAGACGCTTTCGTGTTGGTTGAGCAAGTTGGTATCCGTTCACAGACTCAGTACAAACAAGAATACCTCGGTACTCTGTTCACTGCTGACACTCTGTACGGTGTTGCTGAATTGCGTGACTACTCAAGCGTTGCTTTGGCTGTCTAATTAAGACTCTAGGACTCCCTCTCACAAGGAGGGGGTCTTTTATGCTTGTTTATTCACAATATAAATTAACTGGAGTATATATAAATGGCTGCTGCTACCGCTGTTGTTGCCCGTCGTGGTAACGATCAATTCCGTGGTCTGTTTTCAGATACATGGTCTGTCACCTGTACTTTGAACGTAGATTCATTGGTTGATGGTGCTGGAACTTCTGACACTATTACTGTCCCCGGCGTTGCTTTGGGTGACATCGTTCTAGGTATTTCTTTTGGTGTGTCTTTGGCTGGTTTGACTGTTACTGGCTATGTCAGTGCAGCTGATACCGTGACTTTGCGTATCCAAAACGAATCTACCGCTACTGTTGACTTGGCTTCGACTACAGTTGATGTAATCGTTGCTCGTATGGTCTAATAGCTAGACTGAAGGGATTACTCTTTAAAAAGTGATCTCTTTGGTCTATCTACTAGGACGACAGAGAACTATATGTCAGCTACATTTAAATATCTGCTCACAGGCGCTACTGTGACTTTCACGCATCAGGTCGATATTGACTCCATGAAGGGTCATCCTGAGTACGAGCGTGTTGAAGAGACCCCCGCTAAGGAAGAAGCTACACCTACCGTAGTTACTAAGAAGATGGGTCGTCCTAGCAAAGCTGATCAATTAGCACAACTTGAGGCTCTGCAATAACATGGATGACGTTTCAGCTCGTGAATTTGGTCGTCTAGAAGCTCAAGTAGATGCTTTACAGAATGAAGTATCTGATCTACGTAAAGACGTTAAGTGCCTCTTAGAGTTAGCCAACAAGTCTAAAGGTGGTTTCTGGATGGGGATGACTATTGCATCCTTAGTTGGCGGTGGTATCACATTCTTCATGGATAGATTCTTCAAGTAATAAAGGACACAAGATGGCTACAACTAAGAAACAAACTAAGAAAATCGGTAAAGTTATGGGTGAGTACAAAGAAGGTACTCTCCATAGCGGTAAAGGTGGCCCTGTCGTTAAAGACAAGAAGCAAGCTATTGCCATTGCCTTGAGTGAAGCTAAGATGCCCATGCGTGGTCAGCGCACCATGAAGAACAAAGCCAAGAAGAAAGTTTAAGGGGTATAAACAATGTCAACATTTCAATTAGATCCTAATCAAGTAGCTTACGGTATTGCCTCAATAGGGACTACGCAAGTTGCTTCAGTTACTAACTCCAGCGTTCAAATGACTGCATTCGGAGCATCTACGACAATGATTCGTATTGCTTGCTCACTAGGTCATTGTCATTATCAAATCGGTACAAACCCTACAGCAAGTATCACAACATCAACCATGATACCCAATAACTCTATTGAAATTATTGCTGTCACTCCCGGACAAAAGATAGCATTCATTAAAGACTCAGGAGTTACATCTTCCACGGTTTCTGTTACTGAATTGGTGTAAGCGTTATGGCTTTGCCTACTTTTATTTCCCTCGTGAATGATGTCTTAGTACGTCTTCGTGAGCCTACTGTCTCTACCGTTGCTGAGAACACCCTGAGCACATTGGTAGGAAAGTTCGTGAATGACGCTAAACGTGAAGTTGCTGATGCTTACGATTGGGATGCCTTCAACACTTCCGTGACAGTCACTACAGCAGCAAGTCAATACACTGGTTATACCTTGACAGGTGCTGGTACACGTTTTCGTGTCACTAACGTACTAGACATCACTGATTACGGTTCATTGTTGCCTAGTACTGTCGATATGATTGAACGTAGGGTTTACAGCACTGGATCACCTCAGAATGCTGATCCTAGTGAATATGCCTTCAACGGTGTAAGTAGCAACGGTGACGCTCAAGTAATGTTCTGGCCTATTCCAGTAGGTGCTAATAGTATCCGTTTCAGCTTGGTCGTGCCAGAATCTGACATGAGTGCTGATGCAGACACTACTAAGTTAGCTAAGGAGCCTATCGTCTTAGGTGCTCTCGCTAGAGCCTTTGTTGAACGTGGTGAAGATGGTGGATTGTCTAGCTCTGAGTGCTACGCATTGGCTAAGAAAGCCTTGGCTGATGTAATCGCTATTGAGTTGGCTCGTTCCCCTGAGAATGATGCTTGGGTTCCTGCCTAATATGTCTCAACAGATTCAAGCTTATTCAATCACTGCTCCGGGCTTCTACGGCTTGAATACGCAGGACAGTAGCCTTGATTTAGCTAGTGGATACGCTCTTGTAGCTAATAACTGTGTCATCGACAAGTACGGTCGTATCGGTGCTCGTAAGGGTTGGACTAAGGTTAACACCTCAACTAACTCAGACTTGTCCACTAACGACATCAAGATGATTGCTGAACTTGTGACTAACGCGGGTGTCAGCTATGTCATCTTAGCTGGTAACAATAGGTTGTTTGTTCAGACTACCACTACCTTGACTACTTTGACTTACGGTGGTGGCGGTACAGCTCCTACGATCACAGATAGTCATTGGCAAGCTGCTGCCTTGAATGGATACCTTGTCTTGTATCAATCAGGACATGATCCTCTTCTGTTTGACCCTGCTGTATCTACTACGACTTATCGTCGTATCTCCGAGAAGACTGGGTACTTAGGAACTGTCCAACAGAGTGACGCTGTTATCTCAGCCTATGGTCGTACATGGTCAGCTAACACCTCTGGCGATAAAGTAACTATTCAGTTCTCCGATCTCCTAAAACCTTTTGCATTCTCAGGCGGTTCATCAGGTACTTTAGATACTACTACTGTGTGGCCTAGAGGTACTGATAACATTGTAGCCTTAGGTGCTCACAACGGATTCCTGTATATCTTCGGTAAGAACAACATCCTGATCTATGAAGGTGCTACTACTCCTTCGACTATGACATTGAGAGATGTCGTCACAGGTATTGGCTGCTACGCTAGAGACACCATACAAAACACTGGTTCAGACTTGATATTCTTGTCTTCTACAGGTGTGCGTAGTGTCTTGAGAACTATTCAAGAGAAGTCGCAACCTCTCAATGATTTGTCTAAGAATGTCCGTAATGACTTAATCTCAGCCATTCAAGGCGAGGACATCAAGACAATCAAGAGTGTGTACTCTCCGATAGATGGTTTCTACGCTATCACTCTTCCTGTCTTACGTTCAGTGTATTGTTTCGATACTAAAGCTGTATTACAAGACGGTAGCTTGAGAGTAACTACTTGGGACAGCATTCAACCTAAGAGTTTCTTTAGGAAGGCTGATGGGACTGTCTTGCTCGGTAAGGAAGGCTACTTTGCCACCTACAGTGGTTACTTGGACAATACATCTACCTATCGTTTCCAGTACTTTACTAACCACACTGACTTAGGTACTCCATCGGTTACATCTATCCTCAAGCGACTCAAAGTAATTGTTATCGGTGGAAGTAACCAGTATTTGACAATGAAGTGGGGATATGATTTTAAAAGTAACTATTACTCCTCTAATCAACTAATTCCCTCTCAAGCTGGTACTGCTTATTACGGTGTTTCAGAGTATAATACCGCAGGTACAGAATACACTGATGGTACTGCCTTACAGACTCTTACAGCTTATCCAACAGGCAGCGGTAAAGTCATTCAAACAGGATACGAAGCAGATATTAATGGGCTTCTATTGTCCATCCAGAAGATTGAGATACAAGCTAAGAACGGAAAGCTACTATGAGTAATTATACCAAATCAACGAATTTTGCCACAAAGGATTCACTGCCCTCTGGTGATCCTTTAAAGATCGTTAAAGGCACTGAGATCAACACTGAGTTCGATAACATTGCCACGGCTGTAGCCACTAAAGCTGACTCAACTAGTCCTACACTAGTAACCCCTGCTCTAGGGACTCCTGCTTCAGGTGTAATGACTAACGTCACAGGTCTTCCCTTGACCACGGGTGTTACAGGTACTCTTCCTGTCGCTAACGGAGGCACAGGCGCTACTACAATTACTTCAGGTTCTCTTGTTAAGGGTAACGGCACTTCAGCTTTCTCCGCTGCTTCCGCTGCTGATATTGTAGCCGCTATTGGTTCTACTGCTGTAACTAATGCCACGAATGCAACTACAGCTGCAAATGGAGGTGTAACTTCGTTTATCAGTCAAACAGGCGCTGTTGACCCATCACAATCAAAAGCAATCGGTTCAGTTATTATGGGTCGCCCTGAAAACAATACCAATTACGCAATAGGTGCAACCATTGCAGGTTCAAGTTTGTATGCTACAAGTCCTTGGACGGCATATTCAGGTGGTTGGATCGCCATAGGCGGTACAGCAGCCATGACTACTCTAATTACTACAGGTTCGTGGCGTTGTATTTCTCCCGCTTACCAAGATAGTTCTGCTAGTTATGGTTTACCCGGTTTGTGGATGCGTTACGCTTAAACGATAAGAAGGAATAAATATTATGGGATTACTTAGCACAGTAGGCAATCTTGCCGGAACTTATTTTGGCGGGCCTGTTGGAGGAACCGTTGGGGGCATGATTGGCGGTGCTCTTGAGGGTGGCGCTCAAACTGCTGGAGGTATGCAACAGAGTGCTGCAGCTCAACAAGCTGCTCAACAAGCTGCTAGGGCTGCTCAGTTCCGTCCTGTAGGTATCACTAATACTTTTGGTACGTCTAACTTCGGTTACGATCCTCAAGGTAACTTGACAAGTGCTGGATACACTCTAGATCCTAGATCGGA